TTATACTCTAATAGAAAGTAAAGATACTGACAAATTAAAAACTTATATATAATGAAAGTAAAGAAAGTAGAAAAAAAAGTTAAAACAAGTAAGGATGAAGTTATTAAATATCAAATCCTTACTTACTGCTTTCTTAATGATATACAAATAAGTTTGTCTGATTTATTATGTTTAACTGAATTAGCTAAATTAGAAAAATCTGAACTTACAAAATTTTGTTCTTTTATTTCTGAAAAAGAAATATTTAAAAGTCCACAATCTTGTAGGAATGCAATTACAAAAGCAAGTAAAAAAGAACTTATAATAAAAACAGGTGTAAATAAAAAAATTATTGAATTAAATCCTAAAATAGAAATTCAAACAGAAGGAACTATATTATTGGATTATAAATTATTAGGAATTGAAACCAAAGAATTATAAAGATTTTTATCCTGAAATTGCTGAAGAGTGTAATGCTCATGTAGATTTAGTTAGTGATTTAGTATCTTTTTATTATGGTAGAGTTAGAAATGCACTATCAGAATTAAAAGCAAATAAAATATATCTTCCAAATTTAGGAACATTTTCATTAAGAAAACAAAGACTTGAAAAAAGTATAAAAAGAAATAAAGATATTTTAGGTAATATTCAAAAAAATACTTATAAAGGTTATGGTAAACATTTACCAATTAAAGAAAAATTAGAATCTATGAAAAAAGCTTTAGATAGATTAAATGAAGAAATAAAAACAAAAAAAGAATTTAAAGATGAAAATAGGTAAACTGTTAAAAGGTATAAAAAATGTAGACCAAATATTAGAAGGAGTTAAAAATAAAATTTTTAAATCTGAAACTGTAGAAGCTCTTGCTGATGAAAGATGGTTACTATGTAAAGAATGTGATATGTTAGATAATAGTGGTTTAAATTGTGCAGCACCAGGAACACAACCATGTTGTGCAGATTGTGGTTGTTCTTTAGGATTTAAACTTAGAGCATTATCTTCATCTTGTCCAAAAGGTAAATGGGATGCAGTATTATCTGAAGACCTTGAAAATAAATTTAAAAATGAAACAGGATATAAATAAAAAATTATGGCTGTAATATTTAA